CTGGTGTCGATCTGGCCCAGCACCCCGCGGAAGGCGCTGCGCACGCCTTGCTGCATGCGGGCCATCAGATCCTTGATCTGGCGGGGGCTCATTGGGCACCTCCGCTTGTCAAGTCAATGATGCGGCCAGGCTGGTCGGCCATCTTGTGCGTTTTGCCATGGCGGCGCAGCGTCTTGGGGTGGGCATCCAGGACCCATGCGCCGTCTTCGCGCAGCGACAGTGTTGTCATCTGAGGCAGGCCAGAAAATCGCCGGGCCATCACGAAGAAGACGCCATCAATACCCAGGTCCTCAATGACCGCACGAACGCGCTGGCCAGGCGTCCACAGCGCACCCGATGCAGTGCGGTGGCCACGCATGGTGATGGACAGGCTGTAGCCACGCACCCGAGCATCGCTGATGACCTTGCGGGCCCGTGCTGCAGCGATCGTGCTGCTCGTCGCTTCATGGTCAATGACCAGGCGGGGACGGTACACGCTCACCCCGGTATCTTTGACGGTGGCCTTGATGTCATGGCGCCCCGATCGGGCGGCTGTGGCATGCGACTGGCCCAGCACCGTCACCTCGGAATAGCGCTCGTGCAGGCTCTCTGTCTCGCTGGCTTCGACCACGTTGTTGCCCTGCCCATCGCGGCGCACGATCAGCGTGTCCACAATGGGCTTGCTGTAGTCGGGGCCGCCCACCACGAGCGTGCCGTTGGGCTCAAACCAGGGCCAAAGGCCATTGGCCTCGGCTGCACGCTGCAGCGCGCCCCAGGCTGTCTCGCCGGGCTCGATGGCCACGCGATCGCGCGCGATCGTGGCATCAGCGTCGATGCGCACCTTGGTGATGCCCATAGGCCGCACGATTTTGGCAACCACCTGCTCCAGCGTCAGCTCTTGCGCGGCGAAGATGGGCGCGCTGCAGTCGAGCAGCTGGGCAGCGCCATCGCGGCCGCGAAGGTCCAGCCCTTGCGAGCCCTTGCGCACCGTGTGCGATCGCGTGTCGACCTGGCCGGTCATCACCAGCTCGCCGCCCACGCGAATCTGAGCCAGCACGCCACGCCGCACTTCGATGGGCACCTGCAGGTCGCTCTGGTCCAGCGACACGGCCCACTCGTCGGCCGGGGTCAGCAGATCGGAGTCAATCTCGTAGTGAGACCAGGCGCTTTGCGCCAGTCCACCAATGATGACCTCGACCCGGTCAGCGGTTTGGTCAGCGGGCATAGGCTTGCATCTCCTCACCCGCTTCGACCAGGACCTGGCGCCCCCAGCGATTGAGCCGCATCAGCTCGGGCGCACGCGTGGCGTCACCATAGATCGCGTGCGCCACCAGCCGGGCTGTGCCGCCCACGGGCGCCGTGCGCGTGATGATGGGCGGGTGCAGCTCCAGCGCGGCCCTGGCCGACTCCTGCAGCTCGTGCGCCGCCTGGGCGAGCACGGCCGCGATCTGGGCGCCGCGTTGCGCGTCCAGCGCGCTGCGTGCCGAGCTGATGGCCAGCTGTATGGCCGCACGACCGACTGCGGCCAGGCGCTCGATGTCGGCGCGCTCCAGCTCGCGCAGCTCAGACTCACCGGCCAGGATCATGGCGGCGGCGTTGGATGTGGTCGTGGCGTTGAGCACCCGGCCATGTGCCGTCAGCGCTGCGCTGACAGCCAGGTCCTGCGGCTCGGTGCTCACGGGCGTGACGGTGACGGTGCCGCCTTGCGACTGCACCAGGCGGTTGAAGTCGGTCAGGGCGGCTGCGGCTGACACGGTGGCGACGAGCGAACTAAACTGCGCGTTGAGGCCGCCCAGTGGCAAGCCTGCCATGGCGCCATCGACGATGGCCTCCAGGTCACTCATCGCGGCGCGTGGGTAGACGAGTGGGTCCAGGTCAGCCATCAGCACGCGGATGCTGGTGGTGTCGAGCACGCTGCGCATCGTGGATTTGAGCGATGCGAACGCGGCATTGATCTCGGTAACACGGGGCAGGGCACTGGCCGCGAACCCTGAGACCATGGAGACGATGGAGTCTGCACTCAGTGAGCGCGCCTGCTGACCCAGGGCAATGATGCGATCAAAGCTGCGGGTGGAGGCCCGCTTGGCGAAGATGGGCGCGCTGATGTTGTGGCGCAAGAACCGGATGGACAGCGTGCAAGCCTCACGCACCTCGGCCTCGTGCTCAATGGCCCAATGCGTAGGCACCACGGTGATGGCACCAAACACCGGGTGCACCAGCCGGCCAGGGCCATTGGTTTGCAGCGCCTTGCGCAGTGCTTTCAAGGCATTTTCATAGGTCGGCCCACGCAGGATGGCACGCACCTCGATGCTGTCCGGGTCGTTGCCCATGTCCTGCAGCTCGGCGCCGTCCATGTAGGGGCGCTGGTGCACGGCCACCGTCTTGGATGCCTGGTCGGAGGTGTTGGTCACCTCAAAGGGCACACCCCGGAACGAGGCGTCTTGCAGCATGGCCCAGCTCATTGGCGCCTCGCCTTCTGGTCTTGCCGTGTCGTGACGGTCGATTCGATCTGGCGGCCGTCCAGGTGCACATTGACCTGGATGGGGCGCTCGGCCGCAGCCTTGGCGGCATTGGCCGCGGCGGTGGTCTGGGCCATCGACTCAGCCAATGCACCCGCAAAGTCGGCCGAGCCGATCATGGTGGAGTCAGCCACGGCACCGACGAACTCCCGGTTGGGGTTGATGGCCGCCAGCGCAGGCGCGGCCAGCACAGCCGTGGCACCCAGGGCTGCAGCACCCGTGGCGGCCGTGGCCACCGTGGCTGCGGCGGTGGATGCACCAGCGGCCAAACCTGAGGCAGCGCCAGCGCCGGCACCAGCCGTCAAGAGGTTCGCAAGGCCTGCCGCCCCAGCGGCTGCAGCCAGGCCCGTGATCGCCACCTTGGCCCCTTCAATGGCCGTTGCATAGCCAGGGTAGCGGCGGTAAAGATCCGTCTGCGCTTCTGCCAGCTTGACCACGGCGGAGTTGGCCGAGGTCATCGCGTCGGTCTGCGCCTTCTGCACCTCAAAGTTGCGCTGGTCAAAAGCGAAGCCCGCGCCCTCAGTGATCAATGCGGCCGCATCGTTGATGGAACCCTTGGAGTTGTTGATCTTGCCCTTCACGTCGGCCAGGTAGCCTTGGTTGCCCATGAGTGCGACCAGGGCCATCAGGGCTTGTCGGTCTTGCACCACCTTGCCCACAGCCGAGCCCTGAAGCAGGTCCACTTGTGAGGACAGCGCGGCCTGCTTGTCGGTGCCCGTGGCCCGGTCGGCTGCAGCCTTGGCTTTGGCAAAGCGCGGGTCTTGCGACACGACCTTGTCGACCAGGGCCACAAATGCCTGCAGCGAACTCATGCCCTTGGCCTGTGCGGCTGAGAGCGTGCCGGGCAGGTCAATGCCCAGCTTCTTGAAGTCATGGGCCGTATCCTGGCTGTTGACCTTGCCCAGCAGGTTGACCAGGTTGTTGCCCGCTTCGTCGCGCGAGCCTGCCGTCATCACCGATGCCTGGTTGGCTGCGAGCAGCTCGGTCAGGCCCGACTGGCCACGCAGGCCAATGCTGCTGCCCAGCGCCATCTGATTGGGCAGCCACTTGGCCATGTCCTTGAGTTCGAAGCCGCCAGCCTGGCCCGCCGCCATGGCTTTGTCCAAGGCTTCGGCCATGCCCTGCGTGCTGCTGATGCCCATGTTCTGCTTTGCGCGGATCATGATCTGCGCCACGTCGGTGGGGGCCGCACCGGAGGCCGTGGATCCACGCATGACGAGCGGCAACAGGTTGGCCGCATCTTTGACATCGCCAAAGGTGCCGCTGCCCACCAGTTCATTGAGCGCGCTCAGCGCTTGGTCCCGGCCACCGCCACCAGAGCGCACGGCACTCGTGATGGCGGCATTGAGCGTGCCCATACCGGCTCGGCGCTCAGCCAGCGGCTTGCCAGCGTAGGCGGTGTTGGACAGCAGGCGCAGCTGTGTGTCGTAGTCCGCCGCCTGCCGCAGGGGGTCAGCCACCACATGGTTGAACGCCATGGTGCCCGCCACGCCCTTGGTCATGCCCTGCATGAGGCCGCGCAGGCGTCCGCTGGCTTGCTCCAGCTTGCTCACCTCGCGGTTGGCGCGGGCGGCTTCATCGCCCAGCTTGCGCATCTCGGTGGCGGCGGCGCGGGTGCTGGTGGCAGCGCGGCCCACCTTGGTGAGGTTGTCGGCCGTGGTGCCCGAGGCGCGCGCCGTTTTGGTGGCCTGTTGCTCCAGCCCCTTGAAGTCGCGCTCGACCTGGTCCACTGCGCGGCTCAGGGGGCCGAGCAGCTTGTCCTTCAAGGACAGGACCATCGCGACGTTCAGATCGTTCATGGGGCTGGTGGTGGACGGTTCTTGCGGACGGTGGCCACAAAGGTCTTGACCTCAGTGGGGGCGGGCTTTGCCGTGGGCGCGGGCGGCGGTTGGCGCACAGGTGCGGCGGGGCTGGTCTGGTTGATCAACCAGACCAGGTCGCCCATGCTCAAGCCGTAGAGGTGGGCTGGGTCGAATCGGTTTCGGGCGCACCAGGCGAGGACGTGGAGCCACCAGGATTGGGCGGCGTCTCCACGACGCCCAGCAGCTTTTTTTCAAGGGCTGCGCTTTCCCGGTCGAGCTTGTTCCAGTCGGTGATGTGCAAGCTGCGCACCAACGCGGTCGTGATCTGCTCGGGGCCGAGTGTGCCTAAGCTGACGAGCTGGCGGGCCATCATCGCGGTTGAGATGCGCAGCTGGTCGGGCGTTTCGCCAGCGGCGATCAGCTCGTCGGTGACATCGATGTTGTCCAGGACTGTCGCGCCGCGCAGCGTGAACTCGCGGTGCAACACGCCATCGACCTCCAGGCCAATGGGCAGTGTGCCTTGAATCGTCTGGGCCATGCCTTACTCCTTCACTTCGCGCAGCGCGTGCATGGAGATGGTCTTGCGGGCTTCGCCGTCCACTTCGAACGACTGGACGACCTCGGTGGAGAAGCAATCGAGGTAGGAGTGGCGCTGGCCACCACCAATGGGCTCGCGGGTGATCTTGGCGCCCGTGATGGCATCCCATTCCACATCCTTGCCGTCCTTGGGCACCACGACGGTGACGGTCAGGTCAAACTGCGTGACGCCCTTGACGAAGCCCGCAGCGTTGCCGGTCTTGTTCATGGTGCGCACCAGGCGGCGGCCCGTGCTGGCCCGCACCGACAGGCTGGTGCAGTCAATCTCGCGGCCGTCCAGCTCCAGGGTGATCGCGCCTTCGAATTCTTCCAATGCCATTTCAATGTCCTTTCAAGGCCGCTTGGCCGTGGGTGATCAGAGCAGCAGGTCGATGCGGCCAGCGAACACATGCAGGCCGTTGACCACATCACACGGGATGCGGGCGTTGAGGCGATCAGGGTCCTGGCTGTCACGCTCGACGATCAGGTTGTCCTTCTGCTCTTCGACGCCTTCGATGATCTCCAGCTCCTCCAGTTTGTGCAGTACGTCCAGCAGCTCGGAGCGGACCTTGGGCGGGGTGCGCGACGACAACTTGGCCCGCGGGAACCGCAGGGCGATGCGCTCACGGCAGGCCTTGCGCACGTAGTCGAGCGTGCGGATCGTCGTCATGTTGAGCAGCGAGATATCGGTCAGCCCTGCAGGGTTGAGCGTGTAGGTTGTCACGGCGCGCACGATCTGCACCGTCTCGCCAGGGCCCACCTCCAGCGGCGTGACGCCGTTGGCCAGGCAGACCTCCTGCTCAGTGCGGCCCAGGCGGCTGGCCAGGTTGGGCGGCTGCACACCCGTGAGCGCCAGGGTGTTGAGCGGCATGGCCGGGTCTTCTTCGAAGGCCACCACGGCCGCAAACACCGAGGCCAGCTCATAGGCGCTGGTGGCCGTGCCAGGCAGCAGCGCGCACACCATGCGGCCCGAGTTGATCTGACCGGCCAGCGTGGTTGCTGCAGACAGCGTGCCGCGGCTGGCGTACACGCCAATGCCGCCACGCTGCTCCAGAGAGCCGCTGCGGTCATTGAGGTGCGTGCGCAGGGTGGTCAGTTGGGCCTGGTCAGCGTAGGGCGTGACGATGATTTCGTTGGCCGACGAGAACAGGCTGGCCAGCGGCGCGGCCAGGTCAGGATCCACCGCACCGGAGGTGGGCTGCGTCACGCTCACGCCCATGCCGGGCGCTGTGATGCTGGCCTCATACGCCACCGCGTTGGCCACCGTGCCCTTGTTGCGTGCCGTCAGCGTGATCGCACCGCCCGCAGCCGTGGGGGACACGGGCCAGTCAGCCTTGGCCGTCAGCAGGGGCAAGATGGCTGCGGCCACTGCGGCCGCGTTCTGCCCCGATTGCACGCCCAGTTGCACCTGGCGGCCTGCAACCTTGATCGTGGCCACACCCGTATCGGTGGCCGTGCCCGTGAAGGTCACCACGCCCGCGGCGGCGGCGCTGCCTGCGGCATCGTCCAGGCCAACAGCTTCGATCTCGACGTAGCGGTTGGCAGTGATGGCGGCACGAATCATCAGGTGCAGCATGGAGCCGCGGCCGAAGTAGGTGGCGGCGTCATCGTCGCTGAACACCTTGAAGGGCAGACCGGCAGGCGCCAGGCCAGTGGCCAGGCGCTGACCAATGATGGTCAAGCGGTTCTTGTTGCTGGGCAGCGTGCGCACCGCCAGCTTGAGGTTGAACTCAAAGTAGGCACCCGGCTTGCGGATGCTGCTGGGGATCGTGTCAAAGCTGATATTGGGGCTGGCCATGTGGTGCTCCTGGTCGTGTGGCGGTGCGTTGGATCAAATGCGGCGGGCGCCGTAGGCACCACGCTTTTGGCGGTCGAGGTTGCGGCTTTGACGCGCCAGGCGCTTGGCCTCGGCGGCTTGCTGTCGCACCTGTGCCAGCTTGCGGGGCGGCTTCTTGGGGCCAGCCCCACGCGGCTCGATGTGAGGTGGGCGGGCCACGATGGCCGATGCAGCGCCGAAGCTGCTCGCCAGGCCCAGCGCCACTGCCGCCAGCACGGAGCTGATCCCGCGCTTCATGCCTTGGTGCCCTTGGCCTTGGTGGTGACCGGCTCGGCCTCGGCGTCCAGCAGCTCGCCCGATGCCAGGCGGCGGATCACATACGGGGTGGCTTCGGCCTCTTCGGGATCGGCCCCGAAATAGGTGCGTGGGTCGGCTTCTTTGGGGACCAGCAGGCCATCGGCGGCTTTGACTTTCATGGTGGTGCTCACTGCGCGTTGAGGGTGACCACGTCGGCCGCATCGGCCACGTCGTCACCGGGTTTCACAAAGTATTGAAGGCCGATGGTCTTCAACTCACCGGGCGGCACGGCCTCGGCTTCGGTGACGACTTCGACGTAAGTGGTTTCCCAAGCCGAGGACATGACCGATACCGCATCGTTGCCGAAGTAGCCCTGCACGACCATGGCGGTGCCGCGCGGGGTCAAGGGGTCCATGGCCAGGCCGAGCTGCTGGTCGGCCAAAGCGCGCTTGGCATGCTGGTCGAGCAGCTCGTACACGCCCGCTTGACCAAAGCCGCCGAGGCGAGCGGCAGGCTCTGGGCCCAGCGCACGCTGAGCG